CCTTCTTCTCCTCCGTCTTTTCCTTCTTCTCCGTCTTTTCCTTCTTCTCCGTCTTTTCCTTCTTCTCCTCCTTCTTTTCCTTCTTCTCCTCCGTCTTTTCCTTCTTCTTCGTCTTTTCCTTCTTCTCCACCTTTTCCTTCTTCTCCTTCTTCTCCACCACATTTTGTTGCACATCTTCTGTTACTGTTGCTGCGTTTTGGGCAACAATCGGTGTTGTCACTTCAGCAACTGAAACAATTGGCGCACTGTCTATGGTGGTGGTGGCGGTGGTGGTGGTGGCGGCGGCATCAAATGCGTCAAAATCAATGAAACCATCTTCTTCGTTGGCATCTGCTGCAACAGAAATCGTCTCGTCATTGTCGTCATTGTCGTCATTCTCGCCATCAACATTGAATGACAGTGGCAGCGGCATGATCTCCTCATCTTCGTTAGGGTCAAACGACAGACGCTTTTTCTTTGCTGCAGTAGCCTGCAAGATTAACAACCTCATGTCATCTTCGGCAACATTCACTTTCTGAGTCGTCTTTGTAGGACGACCGCGTTTTTTTTTGGCACCATCATCCTTTTCGGGCGTGTCAGCCGTTTCAACATTTGCCGTCACCTTCACCTTCATCTTCTTCTCTTTGACGGGCTTGGAAGGAGGAGGAGATGCTGCTGTTGCCAATTTGGCAGGACGACCGCGTTTCTTTTCCACCTTTTCAAACATCCAGTCCGGAATTTGAATTCCGCGAGCTTGCGCAACAGCCAAAGCATCCTCTTTGCTAGCCCCGATTTTCTCCAACACGTCAATGTAGGGGGTTTCCTTCTTGCCGGTTTTGGAATGGACAAATTTTCCGACTTCACATTCGAGTCGATCTTTCACAGTTCCGACCGGATGACCCTGATCCCCCTGGACCTTTTCGGCGCAATCAGAACAGAATTTCAGCTGGCATTCTCCACTTGCACCATCGTCAGAAAGCGGCGCCCTGTTGCACTGAATGTACAGACCATACTGCGTTCTAAGCCCAGCACACATGCTGTAATCCGCAACACCGGTCCACGGCATCGGAACTTTTTCTTTTTCGGCGACGGGGGCGACGCTCTTGATACTCTTGACCTTTTTCATTTTTTCTTTTACAAGACCCTCGCAATCTCTTTGCTGCCCATCCTCCTCCCCCTCTTGTCTTTGTTTTTCTTGTTTTTCTTGTTTTTCTTTTTTTGATGACGACTTCTCAACAACCGAACCATCTTCGCGCATGATGCACGAGTCAATGAGCTGTTGTTTGAGATTCATCAATGCTGATTCGAGCCCGATAATTTTCTTGACGATTTGACCTGCAGACATTTTTCGCACAACATTATCTTCTTGAACGGCAACGGCGGCAACGGCGGCGACGGCTGAAGAATTATCAGCTGATGCAAATGATGATGACTCCATTGATTCGAGATTGTGATTGTTCCTTGAAAACTGATGAATAGAATATATATTTTTAAGTTTTCAATTTATGTTTTTTACATTATTATTTTTCATTTTTTTTGATTGTTTTTGAAACAAATGATTTTTATTTTAATTTGTTATTAATTCATTTCATATATTCTATCCCACGAATATTTAGATAGTTTTATTTTTTTTTTATTTTAATATATATTTTTTTATATACGTATATTATAAATAAATTAATTATATGAGCGATTCTGAAGAACAAGTGAATTATGACAACGTTTTTGATGGTCCAAAATACGTCGTTGGTCAAAATGAAGAATTGCTTGGAATGGAACAAAGTCCTCATGCGCATGAAATGTGGTTGAGCGAACAACGAGAACAACCTCAACAATCACTATCAGTCTTTTCACCGCCAATTAAAAAAAATACTAATTGCGGAGGAACTGGAAGCCACAACAAGAAAGACGGGGGGGTGGAAAAATCACAATGCAAAATATGTAGTCCACAAAATTTTTGCAATCACGGATTAAAAGGAAAATCAAGAAGAAAGAACATGTGTCCCATATGTAATCCAGAAAATTTTTGCAAAACGTGTAATAGATATGTATCTAAAGAGAATCAATCAACCCACAAGTGCGGCGTGAAGGCTTCTTCTGATGCTTCTGGTGCTTCTGCTTCAACAGCGGAAAGTAGTGGTGCTTTTGCAGGTATGGAAAGTGAAGGAGGCGGCTCAACCAGAAAGTCATACAGGAAATCAGCCAGAAAATCGTCCAGGAAATCAGCCAGAAAATCGTCCAGGAAATCAGCCAGAAAATCGTCCAGGAAATCAGCCAGAAAATCGTCCAGGAAATCAGCTAGGAAAATATAACAACTCCAAATGTCAAAATAATGAATAAAATGAAAGATGAAAATATTGATAAACGACAATTATTGTATATGCATTTATATAATAATTGTCATCTATAAATTTTAAATTAAGAAATTAACAATATTTATAATAATATTTTACACAGATTCAATCAATTCAAACAAATAAAACATTTTATTAATTAGGAAATACGGGAAATTTTTATCAATTAATTCATCTTGATCCGTAGTTCCAAACCACACGCTTGTAAAAAAAGGAATATAACACACGGCATCATGTATGTCACTATTATATTGTTCAATTGAATAATTAACTACTCCATATTCCACTAATTTAGAATAATAATAATATTTTATCAGATTAAAATTCATTGAAATCTTGGAAATATCAAAACTTTCAATAATAAAAAAAATAAGATCTTGAACACCTTTGCCTATTGCGCAATGCTGCCAATCGATAAAATATGGCTCAAAATTATTTTCAACATTATAAAAAATATTCGGAGATTTAATATCTCCGTGAATAAAAGTAAGATGATTGCCGCTCGAAAATGACCGCTGAATTTTTGAAAAATTCTTTTTAATATCGTTACACTTGTCTGCACTCTTTTCAGTTAAAATGTGCGACCACTTGGTTATAAATGCGTCAAATCTTTCATCAATAAATTCAGTAAAAAATGGACAAAAAATTTCATCAGTGCTGCATTTTAAACCAGGAAACATGTGTTTCAAATTTTTATTCCAAAACTTGCTATGCAACTTTGCCATATCATTTACAATTCTCAATGTGACATCAACGCTTTCCACATTTAAATTTAAATTTAATTTATAATTTTTTTTAAATAAGTTTTCCAACGCAATCCCAGTATTCTTAAAATTTCCGTCCTTTGTTAGATTATAAAATTTTGGTATTTTCACATTAATGTACATTGACATGTTTGTATAAAAATAATATTCGCGTTCATATAACTCTATTTTGGTTGCAATTATGGATAAATTATTCTGTTGCACATTTTCATATTTTAAAATTTGAGAATGGACATTGTTATCTTCGGTAATAATATCATAACTTATAACATCTGCAATGTATCCACCCTTTAATTTGTCAACATCAATAATAATATCTTTTATGTTATGAATAACGCTGTTGTCAAATATAATATTCTTTAAATTCGTGGTAATATTATTCATTATTTTTTTATTTATTAATGCATCAATGTCAAAATTATCGAAATTTTTAATTGTATAATCAACACCACATCTAATTAATTCATCAGAATTATAAGAGGTTTCAATACCAATCAGTATATTTGGATTTACACCCTTTGCGCTTAGAATTCCGGTTTTAGAATCTTCAAATATGAAACATTTACTACTTTCTACATTATATTTCGCGATTGATTTAAGGTATGGTTCTGAATGCGGCTTCCCATTTATGCAATCAGAACTTGTTATGCAAAAGTCAATCAACTTTGTAAAACACACGTGATTGCATATTTCGCTCGCAACATCTTTATTGCAATTTGTTACTATGCACACTTTATGTCCCCGCTTTTTCAGTTTCATTAATAACTCATGAACACCTGAGATCACATCGAGTTTATTTATATTTTGTATAAAGAGCGCATTCTTCAGGTCAGACAGTTCGCCAAGTGACGTTTTAGTATTTTTCAATAATGTATTTAATACGCAGCTGTCATTGTTGCCGTGAATATATTTTGCATACATATCGTGCGTCAGTACAATGTTATAGCTTGATAGGATCTTGCTCCAAACGTCGAAATAAATCTCATCTGTAATTACCAATGTTCCGTCCAAATCAAATAGAAATGCGTAGGTTTTATTAACATGCGTTTCCACTGCTAGCGGCGTTCCAAGCGAAAAAACGCATTCATCATCCAATTCAATTCCTTTAAAAATTATGTCTGATTTAATCATCTCCGAAATCACACATGACGTGTATGGCTCATTATTGAAAGTTATATTATTATCTACAACGTGTTTACAGTATGTCCGTAGTATTTCTATGTCATTAAAAGCATATGCGCCAGTATTTGCATTATCCGATATTTTAATTTTTTCCTTTATATCGGTTATTTTATTGTCATCTCCGAGTTTAATGTACGAATAAATTGGATTCGGATCATCTTTTTTTGTATAAAAAACCACATTTTCAGACTTTTTTTTAAATATATCAATAATATTTTGCGTATAAAACGTGTCACAGTCTAAAATCAAACACTTATTATTGTGCTGGTGATAATTTATTATAATGTCAATGCCAATAAATAAAGTCTCCGCAGCACCTCTTGTATTTTGTTCTATTTTAATTAGATTAATTTTGGGGTATTTATTAGTAATAAATTCCGAAAACCCACAATCATCCAATTTTGAATTATAAATAATAAAAAGTTTATCGTCGTTATCAAAAACTAAATTGTCGATGACATACTCAATCATAGTCTTGTCCATTATTTGTATCAATGGTTTCGGTGTAACATAACCATTTTTATAAAATCGTTCTCCTCTACCCCCCAACGGAATAATAATATTCATGAGTATATAAATAAATAAATAATTATAAATAAATATATAATTATTTATTTATATAATTATTTATTTATATAATTATTTATTTATATTCATTTACGATTTTTTAATATAGTAGCTACTCCAGATTTTTTTTAAATCTTACGTTAATATATAATTAATTATCAACAATCAAACCAACTATGACGTTTTTTGTAAAAGACTTTTATTATTCCCTTTTATACACATTTTATGGATTATATATTTTAGTTGTTTTAAATTTAACCCATTTTAATTCGTTGACAAAATATTTGCCGGTTATCCAATCGGCTTTGAAATATTTTGTTATTTTATTTTTGATTTATCGGTTTAATCCATTTTCAGAAACAAAATTTACTGAATTTGATAAAACCATCGTTTTTTCTTCATCCTTGTTCTTATTATCAACAACCGCAATAACAGACTTGCTTTTAAAATATTTTAATAAGCATGTTGCTAACAAGGTTGGCGTAAATGTCAAAAAAATATAAACATTTTGGCGCAATGAAGAAAATAAAAGACAGCGGAAAATATGGACAAGTCAATACAACGATTGTTCAATATATTTTATGAAACCCCGATATACTGATTCCTTTTTTGCCAGTACCCTATAATGTTGCTGCTTTGCATTTCGACTGGTTCAAACATATATAAAACATGTATATCAACCGAAAACTGCTGCTGCTGTCGGAGGGAATAGAAGATATAAAAACAAAAGTATAAAAAATAAAAAATATTTTAAAAAATACATGTCGACTCTTCGACGTAAAACTGAAAAAAAAGAACTTGATTTATTAAATGGAATTCGCGATTTAAAAACAATGATTAGTTTATAATGTGTTCATTTTAATTTTATAAATTATTTGAAACGCACATGGTAAGAAATGCTTCTTTTCCATTTTTTGCGAGATGTTCCATGCACCTCATTGTCCATCCATATGAACCGCCGCTGTGACCATCATACCCCAGTGCAACCATATTTTGAGAAATTTTGCCAATCATTGCATCTTTTGAAAACATGAATGAATCTCCGTGAAAGTTTTTCATCCATTCCCATGCTTTAGCCATAGTAATCGCCTGATACGCATTCTTCAACATGATGCGATTATTACTATCATAAATGTTGTAATTGAATTCAGCATCAGATATGTTAACGTCGGTCATTGTTTCGGTCATTGTTTGTATTGTGGAAGTTATTCTTGTTGTTGCTTTTGTTGCTTGAACATGCTAGAATAAAAATAAATATATTGAATTTTCAATTTTTTTATTTTTATGCTTATAAAAAAATAAAAAAAACCAAACCGATTCGCTTCGTCGCACATCTAAGTAGATTTTAGGGTTGCATCAAGCTGAACCTTTACGTCAGATGTGCCAACTTTGGATCCGTCAAACGGGGCGGGGTTTAAAGTCGTCATTGCGCCTCCGCGATGGCGGCGATGATGGCGGCTTTTAGACCCCCTGTGTCTTTTAGACCCCCTGTGTCCCTTAGACCCCCTGTGTCCTCTCTGCTTACGAGTGGGTGCAGACGCAGCAGCAGACCCCTTTTTCTTATAGGTCAGCTTCGCTTTTGCCATTGCTGATTTTAAACGATTCGGCGTGTTTTTGGGAATCGTTTTCAACGCCGCTTGTACACTTTTCATCCAGTCTGTCAAAACCATCTTATCTTCTCGTTATATATATCAACAATATTAGAAATTTTTATAATAATATAATTTTAATTAAAATTATATTATTTATTATATTATTTTAATTAAAATTATATTTTATTCCTAAAATATTACTTATTATCCAAACGTGTTTTCTTCTGAACAACACACATACAAAAAACCGTCTTCATCCTTGTGTGTTTCATACACGGACGACAGCGTTGTTGACACGGGAATTAAATGGTTATTTATAAATATAAACAATGCAGTCGCCTTATTCAATCTCATTCGTGAGCGAATTGCAATGAGCAATTGCCCAATTGTAAATCCATTCGGTATTACAAATTTTGGCTTATCTATTATTTTTACCATGCTCGATGAATCAATGTATATCGGAACCGAAGTTGGATATTTTGTTAAAATATTATTAGATTGTCTCTTTCTTTCATCTAAATCAACCCGGTCTTTGAATTCTTTCGTCATGGATGATCTTGAACCTGATGATGTGCCTTTTAACCTTGAGAACATTTCGGAATACTATATATTTATATAACAAATTCTTTATATTATTTTACTAATTATAAATCATCAAATGTTGTTTAAATATTGTTTAAAATTATAATTAATGAAATAATGTGTATTTTCTTTAATTATAATTTATAAATTAACATATATAACCAAATTTCATCGGGTTTATGAACAATCTTGATAATCTTGATCTAGACCTAGACATTAACAATTATGATTTGCAAGACATTGTAGATTTGTTTAAAATTCCAATTGTATTTAATGAATCTCAGCTTAGATCCGCAAAAATAATGGTTCTTCGCACCCACCCCGACAAATCAAATCTTCCTAAAGAATATTTTCTTTTTTTTACGAGTGCATATAAACTTTTATATCAAATTTATACATTTAGAACTGGAAAAAATAGAAATGTTAAAGAAAGTTACAACGAACTTATTGATGAAGAAAAAATTGATTCCAACGAAGATTCAATTAAAATTCATGTTGAAAAGGTTAAACGATTAGACACGGCTGAATTTAATAAGTTGTTCAATGAACATTATGAAAAATGTAAAATTCAAATGGAAGAAGATCAAGGATACGATGAATGGTTTCGATCATCATCAGATTCAAACGAAGAAACAAAACTGTCTTCAACATCTTCGTGGGACCAGCGTGTCTCTGAAATTAATAAACAGAAACAACATCTTAGAGAAAACTTATCGCTTGTTGCAGCAAATGAACTTCAATCTGTAAATATTGGTGGCGGAAATGAAGGGTATTATAATCTGGGTGGGGGAATTCCAAAAGAACATTCTAGCGGAGTGTTTAGTTTACTTCAATATGAAGATCTGAAAAAGGCACACACTGAAACTGTTATACCCGTTACCCACGAAGATTATCTTAATTCTAAAAAATTTAATAATGTGAATGAACTGCAAACATTTCGTGATGTGCATTTAAAATCATATAATTATGATGAAGCAATCAAACAACAAAATGCAGAGCAATATAAAGTTGAAGAAGATAGCGCTCGACGTGCTTATTTATTAGCAAAACAAGACGAGATCTCGCAGGATATGAATAAAAAATTTAGCGGATCATTTTTTAAATCAATTTTAAATTGATGTGTTATATTGTTTTTTTCTTTAAAATAAAATAATATAAATTTATATAATGCCTTATCCTTCTTATGCTTCGTATGGTTCGAATTCAAAACCATGTTGTAACAAAAATGTTAGTTCTAATATAACATATAGGGTAACGCGATGGACCAGAGTTGGTAACTCTGGAAGCACGGGCAACTCGGGCTACTCGGGCTACTCGGGTAACTCGGGTTACTCTGGTAACAACTCGGGCAACAATAACAACTCGGGTAACAGTAACAACTCGGGTTTTGGCGCAACCGGTCCAACGGGAACATTTGGTGGACTTTTAAAATCTGATATCATTCCGGACAAACCTAATAAATGGATGGTTGGATCCACGGGATTTCCGCTTTTAGAAGTACATGCAAAAGAAGGGTTTTTCTCAAATAGTTCAATTCACATTGGGACTTCAAAGATATCGTCTACAGATGAATCTTTAATTTTGCCCGATTCAATTCAAATAGGGAATTCAATATTAACTTCAGGAGCAAACGGTCTAGTTTTACCCGGTAACACAACGCTTGAAGGTGTAAAAATTGGTTTATTAAAACTTCAAGGACAACTTCCGTCTCCAAACGATTTACCTACCAGTGCAGTTGCCGGAGATTGTTATATTATTCAAAAGGAAATATGGTCTGCAATGAGAAATAATCCCCCCAAATATTATACAGGTACTACCGGTTGGTCAAATCTTGGTACAATTCAGGGTCCTACAGGTTACACCGGTCAAAAAGGCATAGATGGTAGTGCAACATTAACTGGCGCAACCGGTCCAACGGGAACATTTGGCGGACTTTTAAAATCTGATATCATTCCGGACAAACGTAATACATGGATGGTTGGATCCACGGGATTTCCGCTTTTATCAGTACATGCGGAAGAAGGTTATTTCTCAAATAGTTCAATTTACATTGGGGGTTCAAAGATATCGGGGGGTACAGGGGGTACGGGGGCATCTTTAATTTTTCCCGATTCAATTCAAATCGGGAACTCATCTACTTCAATCATAACTTCTACGTCAAAAGGTCTGCTTTTCCCTGAATCGATTCAAATCGGGAGTTCAATATTATCTTCAGGAATAAATGGTCTGGTTTTACCCGGCAATACAACACTTCAAGGTGTCAAAATCGGATTATTAAAACTTCAAGGACAACTTCCGTCTCCACACGATTTACCCATCGATGCAATTGCCGGAGATTGTTATATTATTCAAAAAGAAATCTGGTCTGCAATGATAAATAACCCCCTCAACTATTATATAGGTACTACCGGTTGGTCAAATCTTGGCACAATTCAAGGTCCTACAGGTGATACCGGTCAAATGGGCAGAGATGGCAGAGATGGCACTTCAACATTAACAGGAGCAACTGGTGCTACAGGATCAACCGGTCCAACAGGAGCAACTGGTTCCACAGGAGTCACAGGATCAACTGGTTATACAGGAGCAACTGGTTATACAGGAGCAACTGGTTCCACAGGAGTCACAGGATCAACTGGTTATACAGGATCAACTGGTTATACAGGATCAACTGGTTATACAGGAGCAACTGGATCAACAGGATCAACTGGTTATACAGGAGCAACTGGATCAACTGGATCAACTGGATCAACTGGATCAACTGGATCAACTGGATCAACT